ATCGAATTCTGGTGTCATATCGTATAAATATTTATATGGAAACTACTAAAAAATTAGATAGTTACTTAAATGAATTTACTCATACAGATAATTCAGAAGAAAAAGCTGAACCTAATGGTGCTGGTATGGCTAAATCTGAGTTATATCATATAACAAATATGTCAAAAGAATTACATGATATGATTGATGATAACTATCCATTAGATGATTGGATGGAAGCTAAATTAACAAAAGCAGCTGATTATGTTAAGTCTGTATATCAATCTGTCGCATACGATATAAAGGGTGAAGGGGAAGAAACTACAAACGAACATACTACAATTTATATTACTACTCCTGATGCCAAATAATTTTAAAACATATTTCGAAGAAAATAATTATTACAATGATACTCTTCATCCTGATTTTTGGGATGAATTTGAGTTTAAAGAGGATATACTTAAGCCAATTTTAAAAATCGTTGACGACTTCGTACAGGACGATGATCATATTTCTGCTGAGATGGTAGAAGATATACAGTTAACAGGCTCATTAGCCAATTATAACTATTCAGAGTACTCTGATTTAGACGTACATATACTTTTAGACTTTGCTGATATTAATAAAGATGAAGATTTAGTAAAGCGTGCGTTAGATGGAAAGAGATTTATTTGGAATCTTAGACATGATATAAAATTTAATGGCCATGAAGTTGAGT